ATCAATCACTAGCTTCAGTAGGAACAACAGGACAAGTATTAACATCTAATGGTGCGTCTGCATTACCTACATTCCAAACTCCTACCGCAGTCACACCGGCTGCTGTATCAGATCAAGCTAACTCATCAACAGGATACTTTGATCTACCAGTTGGAACAACAGCACAAAGACCAGGATCACCAACATCTGGTAACATGCGTTACAATACTAGCACAACTAGCTTTGAAGGATACAATGGCACAGCATGGGGATCTATCGGTGGAGGCGCATCTGCTGGTGGTGCAATCTATGAGAACACATTAACAATCAGCGCTAACTACACATTAACAACAAGCACCAATGGATTATCAGTTGGCCCAATTACAGTCGCTTCTGGCGCAACAGTCACAGTTCCTAGCGGTGCTCGCTGGGTAGTCTTATAAGGGGAAATAAATGGCATCATCAATTGACGCAAGCACAAGTGGAGCAGGGGGAGTCATAACGACTGCTGATAACACAGGTATATTGCAATTAAAATCTGGTGGCACAACGATTGCTACAATATCATCTACTGGTATTACAACACAAGTAGGCTCTCCAGCGTTTAGTGCTTATCAAGGTTCTGCTCAAACATTATCAACATCAACAACCACTAAAATTACTTTTGATACTGAAGAATTTGATACTAACTCAAATTTTGCGTCTAGTCGTTTTACACCAACTGTAACTGGATATTATCAAGTAACTGGTGGAATACAAGTAAATGCTACTGCTTGTGTTATTAGTTTATTTTTATACAAAAACGGCTCTTTATATAAATTTCTTGTTACTTCTAATAATTCAAATTTATCGGGTGCTTATGGAACAAGTTTAGTGTATTTAAATGGTTCTACTGATTATGTAGAAATTTATGCTTCAGTAAGTGTTGGTCAAGCTTTGAATGTAAATGGAACAGCAAGTAGTTATTTTAATGGTGCAATGATTAGGAGCGCATAATGACTTTATACGAAAAAATTAAACAACTATACCCAGATTTAACTGACAATGATTTTTTTACTGTTATTCGTTTACAAAACGACTCTGATGGTCGTGGAGATTACATAGTTAAATGGGAACATCCTACACTAGCTAAACCAACAGAGGAGCAATTAGGTGGCTAAGTTTGTTAAAGGACAAATGCCTTGGAATAAAGGTATTCCTGTAAGCGAAGAAGTGAAGGCTAAAATCAGTGCTAAAAATACTGGTAAAAAACATACGCCTGAAACCCAAGCTAAAATAAATCTTAACCTTACTGAAGGTGGTAAAGCTACTAGGTTTGTAAAAGGACAAGTGGCACATAATAAAGGAATTAAATGTCCTCGTTATACTACAGAAGAAAAACTAGCTAAACGAAAAGCATGGCGTAAGGCTAATAAAGAAGTTCTGTATCAAAAAGGATTAGAATGGAAACGTGCTAATCCAGAAAAAGTAGCTAAGACTGCTAAGAAATCTAGGATAAATAATTCTGCAAGAGTAAATGCTGCCAATAATAAAAGACGTGCAGATAAATTAAATAAACTCCTAAGTGGACTACTAAAGATGATTTATGGTTAATTAAAGAAGCACATGAACTAGCAGTATTAAGAACTAAACTATTTGGATTTGATTGGCACGTTGACCATATTATTCCATTAAAAGGCAAAACTGTTTCTGGACTTCATGTTCTAAACAACTTACAAGTTATAGAAGGAAAACTAAATATTATGAAAAATAACAAATTTGAAGGAGAAACATTTTGTCATCAGTAATCATAGCTGGGGATACCTCTGGCACAGTAACACTTGCAGCACCAGCAGTAGCAGGAACAACAACATTAACTTTGCCAGCGACAACAGGGACAGTAATTACAAACACAGCAGGAACCGTTACGCAAACAATGCTTGCTGCTGGCGTAGTTGGCAATGGACCAGCGTTTTTTGTTTATGCTTCTGCAAATCAATCTATTGCTAATAATACGGCAGTAAAAATTCAGTTAAACACAGAAATATTTGATACCGCAAGTGCTTTTGATAGTACTACAAACTATAGATTTACTCCTACTGTAGCTGGTTATTACCAAATAAATTCAAATGTTTGGTATGGCTCTGCTCCAGCAAACGGAAGTTGCCAAGCAAAAATATACAAAAACGGCTCAGAATTTACAAGTGGATTATGTGCAGTAGTTAGTGGTGCTTTTTCAGGCGCATCAGCTTCTTCAGTAATATTTTTAAATGGCTCTACTGATTATGTTGAGTTATATACCGCACAAAGCACAGGCACAACTTATTCAACTAATGGCGGTTCTGCATTTATTACAATGAGTGGTTCATTGGTAAGGACTTCATAATGACTTTATACGAAAAAATCAAATCACTATACCCACAGTTAGAAGATAAAGATTTTATGACTGTTATAAGATTACAAAACGATAGTGATGGTAAAGGTGACTACATAGCTAAATGGGAACACCCAACACTACCTAAACCAACAGAGGAGCAGTTAGCATAGTATAATAACATTATGTTTTATGTATATGAACACATCCGTAACGATACCAATGCCATCTTTTATGTAGGCAAAGGTAAAGCTAATCGTGCTTATACCACTAAAAATAGAAATAAGCATTGGCATAATGTAGTAAACAAAGCACAAGGATTTACAGTAAGGTTTGTAGTAAAAGATGTAGACGAAGAACTAGCTTATCTTGCTGAAGAAGAAAGAATAGACCAGCTAAAAATACTAGGCATTAAATTAGCTAATATAAATGCTGGTGGTGCTGGTGTAGGTTCTGGTGACAAACATCCTATGTGGGGTAAACCACATCCACAAAGAGGTTCTAAAAGACCTTATGGTAAGTATAAACGTGGTGCTGATAATCCTAGATATGGCAAACCAAGTCCAATGCGTGGAATACCAAAACCAAAAGGAAAAGATAGTCCTTTATATGGTAGACCAAGACCTGAAGGTGGTGGTAAACCTTCTCAAGCTGTAATAGCAACAGATAAAGATGGTAACAAGTTTACATTCGCTTCATTAACTGAAGCTGGTAAAGCTGTTAATTCAGATAGACATAGTATAAAGAAATGGTGCGAAATGAATAAATTTTACAAAGGTTTTAACTGGGAGTTTTCTAAATGACAATGACAATTAGTGGTAGTTCTGGATTAATATTCCCAGATGGCTCTGGACAAGAAACAGGTATAGGACGTAACCGTATTATAAATGGTGCTATGGTTATTGACCAAAGATATGCTGGTGCTGCTGGAAGTGCTGCAACCAATACAGCTCCTTACGGTGTAGATAGATGGCAAGTATATGGCGTAGTTAATTCTAAATTTACATATCAGCAAAATGCAGGTTCAGTAACTCCGCCTGCAGGATTTACTAATTATTTTGGTATTACATCATCATCTGCTTATACTCCAGGTGCATCGGAAAGATTTTTAGTAAATCAATATATGGAAGGATTTAATACATACGATTTAGATTTTGGTAAATCTACTGCTAAAACTGTTACTCTTTCATTTTGGGTATATAGTTCTTTAACAGGAAGTTTTGGTGGTGCTTTGCAAAATTATGCAAATACTAGGTCTTATCCATTTAGCTATACTGTTTCTTCTGCAAATACTTGGACTCAAATTTCAATTACTATTCCAGGTGATACTTCTGGAACTTGGGTAGGTGCATCTAGTGCTGGTTCAATGGGTTTAGTATTTAGTCTTGGTTCTGGTTCTACATATCAAGGAACAGTTAATACTTGGGCTTCTGCAAATTATGTTCAACCCACAGGTTCAGTATCAGTCGTAGGCACTAACGGAGCTACATTCTACATCACAGGTGTCCAACTAGAAGTAGGCTCAACAGCAACACCATTTGAACGCAGACTTTATGGTCAAGAGTTTATTAACTGTCAAAGGTATTATCAATTTGCAGAGCCAGGAATTGTTTTTTCTGTAACAGCAAGTAATCTTTATGGAGTAACTGCACAATATAATGTAGAAATGAGGGCTACACCTACAGCAACATGGGTATCAAATGTCAGTGCCTATGGATTTGCAGTAACTGCTGGAACAGTTGCTGTAGTTGATAATAGAGCTGTTATGGTTTATAAAGCAGCCACTGCGTCAATAGGGGGAGCAAACTTCCAAGACAAATATTCTTTATCAGCGGAGTTATAATGTATAAACAATGTAAAAAATTAGATAAAACTATAGATCAAGCAGTTATCAAAATTTCTGATGGTGCATATATACCATTTGACCCAGCTAACACAGACTACCAAGCCTACCTTAAATGGGTAAGCGAAGGCAATACGCCAGAACAGGCTGATAATGTCTAAACCTACACAGGCTGAATTAGAATCAAGACTAAGCACACACGAGGAGATCTGTGCATTTAGATATGAATCTATCAATGCACGACTCAAGCGACTAGAGCAGATCCTATTAGGCACTGCTGGTTTTATCATTGTATTCTTACTGACACAGATATTTAACAAGTAGACATGCTTCTTACTAGACAAAACTTGCGCAAACTATACGCATGCTTTGTTAAGTTGCCACCATTTAATGGCTATCGTATGCCAGCACCGCACAAGGTTCAGTTCGGTATCATCAATACCAATGGCGATGTGCTTGGATACTTTCATACAGATCCTACACGCATTGAAGTAGATGTATCTAATGACACCTACCTAAAGATAAGTGAAACACTTATGCATGAGATGATCCATTGCCTATTGTATTATCATAACCACAATGACTTCGATCAACATGAAAAGAAGTTCCAGAAGTATGCAAAGATGGTATGTAATATCCATGGGTTTAACCTAAAGGATTTTTAATGAAGAATATTTTTTGGCTTATAATAGTAGGAACATTACTTTATTCTATTCACAATGCAGAAGCAGTAGAAGTTATGGTGATGCAATACAATGAACAAGTGCGTATCGTATTATCCAAAGAAAAATGCGACAAAGGTGAAGGCTTTAAAGCAGTAGCTCAACGTATAGATCAAGAAGTGATGTTAGCGTGTTGGACTCCTAAAGGCAAACTGATCCATATACAATGGGAAGGTGGGGACTTTAGTGAGTTTGATGTCAATAGATTTTACCCAGTGGAGATTTAAACATGGATCCAATTACTTTACTTGCAACACTAGGCCCACTTGCTGTTGATCTGGGCAAGTCGTTAATCAATAAGTTTATAGCGCCCAATGTATTCAAGCCAGCGACTATAGAGCAATATACTCAAATGAAACAACTAGACTTAGAGTTCTTTAAGACTATGAATGAGGTAGGTAGTGGCAACGAAAGCTATCCTTGGGTAGAAGCTACTGTAAGATTGATGAGGCCTATCATTGGTGTGCTTGTCTTAACTACATGGACTTACACTGTAATATCTGGACACATGTCAGAAGAAGTAAATAACTTTGCATCCGCAGTTGGCTTCTATTTGTTTGGTGAACGCTCACTGTTCTATGTTAAAAAGAAATGAATCTATCACCACACTTTACACTTGAAGAATTAACAGCGTCTGAAACAGCTGACAGACAAGGGTTAGACAATCAACCCAAAGATGTTAAGGTAATGAATCATCTAAAAATTTTAGCTAAGAATTTGGAGGATGTCCGTGAATGCTTGGGAAGCCCTATTCATATTAACAGTGCTTATCGCTGCCTTATGGTTAATGCTCTACTTGGAAGCAAGCCGACAAGCGCTCACGTCAAAGGACTGGCGGCAGATTTCGTCTGCCCAGGATTCGGAACACCTAAAGAAATTGTTAAAAGGCTATCATCTAGCAACGTGGCTTACGATCAACTTATATTGGAGTTCGATCGTTGGGTTCACATTGGATTTGCAGAAGAAGGTTACATCCCTCGTAAACAAGTTTTAATCATTGATAAACAAGGCACTAGACAGTTTAAGTAATGCATGATATCTTAACGATACCTAACTACATGGGATCGTTATGGCTACCAAATCATACAAGTCCGTATTAGTAATATCAGATTTACATATACCATATCACCATCCAGATGCATTCAATTTTCTTAAAGCGCTCAAGACAAAATACAAACCCGATCTTGTTATCAACATTGGTGATGAGCTTGATATGCATGCGATGTCTATGCATGATAGTAATCCAGATCTATTCTCTGCTGGCCATGAGTTGGCAGCGTCTATTGCATACATTCAAACACTAGAAAAGATATTCCCTAAGATGCAGATTGTGCATAGCAATCACTCATCTATGCTATACAGACGTGCATTAAAGCATGGAGTTCCAAAAGGTTATCTTAAACATTACAATGATTTTTTAGGCATTGGCCCAGGCTGGCAATGGGAAGAAGATATTACAATTACATTATCCGATGGATCACGTTGCTTTTTTACACATGGACTATCTGCTGATGTATTAAAAGTAGCTATGCAGTATGGCATGAATACAGTTCAAGGCCACTATCATACTAAGTTTAGTATTGGATATTACTCTAACCCAGATGCATTAGTTTGGGGCATGCAAGTAGGCTCACTTATTAATCAGAAATCTATGGCATTTAACTATGCTAAAAACTTCAAGACAAGATTTATTGTGGGCTGTGGAATGATCCTTGATGGCCAACCAAAATTAATGCCTATGGTTTTAAAGACAGATGGAAGATGGAATGGTAAAATTGTGTAGTGGAAAACCCTACATCAGAACAATTACATGCTTTAGATAAACTCATAGGACGTAAGATATGGGATATCGAGATCGTTGAAGAAGATAACGAAGCTTACGTTAGAATTTTTTTCAGTGAAAATGAGGATGACTTTATACTCATATATGCTCAATATCTAGAAATGTCTATAGTCACACCAAAACCAACGCAATTACACTAAAAATGACCCACAGAATCGCTCTATAACGAACGATCTGTAAGTCACCTATACCATCATATCAACTTAATGCATTGATCGAGCTACGGCATCAGTAATAGTGTCCATATCAATGTTTAATGATTTAGTCACCATGCCAGCTGAAAATGTATCAAATAAGATATCCATTAACTCTTTTGTGATCTCAACATCTGGATGATGCTTTTTAACGATATCTATCCACGTGTTAAAACTATCTTGAACTTCTGTATTTTCCATACTTTGCTCCTTAATAAAATATATGATTGTTAATTACTACTTTTATAGGTTTGCCCCACTGATTAGGTAAAGCTACGCTATGAAAATGTGTGCTACCTCTACTTGTATCTTTTACTTTTCCGTTGAGAATTTTTTGAGCTAAATCTAAATACGGACGCAAATGTTGCATGTCATATTTCTTTGGCTTCAATGTCCATTCAAATTGATATGGCCTGTAAGTTTCATGGCATATATTCTTTGGATCAAACTCTGCTCTACGATAAAGCACGTAACCTACGGCTACTTGCCCATTAACTGGCTCACCACCAGCTTCATGCGCTATCGTTAAAGCCATACACATAAGCGCCGCATCTATCATTTGATTTTACCTTGTAATGTAAAGAACTCTTTAACGCCAAGACTTTCCATTAACTTTCTTTTAACATAGTCTTTGTGATAGCCAGCAATAGATAAACATATATCACGTAAATCCTGTGGCTCTCTCGTTAAAAAACTGACTGCATTGTATCGCTCCAGTGACGTGCATTTAATACTTAATGCGTCATGCATGGCACTTGAGAATAATGCAATAAATAACTTACCTTCCGGAGTGAACCGATATAAGTCTGTTGTGTCTAACACGGCTTGGTCATCTGCATCTAACATAAATTCCCTTTCATTAGGTATCTTTAATGTTTTTCTTTATTGATGAATACATCTCAGTAGACTATGATTATCTCGAAAGGAGATCATCACATGTGGAAAAAACCAACAGCTACTGAAATGCGTTTCGGCTTTGAAGTTACAATGTATGTAATGAATAAATAAGCCAAACGTATACAGATAGGGCAATGCCTACAGAGATCTTTGTTGCTCTCCATACGCGTTGCCTTTTATCTTTTGGTGACTCTAAATTAACTTCGTATTCATAACCATTGATCTCTTTAAATGAGCGTGGAAAACGCCATTCAAAAGCATTGAAGTCTGTTTTAACTGGTTTCATTATTATCCTTTCGTTCTGTTGATCCTAGTGGCTTGTCTGCCTATGTATAGGACCTTCTTATCTACGGGTAAGCGGTCTAGTGTCGGTAAGTTTACTTCGACTAGTGCTTTGAGTTTTGCTACTTTATCCTCTGTTGGAAGGCTAGAATTAACTAGCTGTTCTGACATTGCATCAAAATTCTGCTCCCATGTCAATATATCTGGGCAACTAATTGCATCTTTACCCGGAATAAAGAAGGATAAAGCGTTAGTTTGTGGCTTTTTTGCAACACTGCCAGACCTTTCTGTAGCTAAATTACCATCATCATCCTCTGGGGCTATGCCACAAGTAGCCATAAGGCTATATCTACGGGCATATGTCAATGCACTACCATACCCTTGAGGATCTTGCTTAGGTGCTGGAACGTGTAAGATACCACCACTTAACTGTTCACCAGATTCATGCAATAGGATTGTTTCAATGCGAATGCCGCTCTCACAATCGTGAGTTTGTTGAATCAATGCTATGCCATTGTTGTTTAATGCATCAATAACAGCTTCAATACATCCATCTAATGATACATACTTAGATCTAAAATGCGGATTTGTTGCTGTCTTTAATGCTGGTGCAAACTCTTTTTGTGCCTTCACAAAGGCTGCTGCGATAACTTTCATGTTTACTTATCTCCTTCAAAAAATGATTTAATTTCTACCCAAAATGCTGCTACTAATACCATTAACAATAGGAGTCCACCACAAATACCTAACCCCCATAATGCACAAATTATTGAACTCATATGCGATCCCTTATAGATAATTTAGATTGACGAATGACATACCCTTCTTTTGCTGGCACAGTTTTTGCTGGCTGTGCTTTATACTGACGCATAGGCCATGATATTTTGTAACGTCCAGCATGACATATCTCGGCTTCACGCATCTGATCCATGATGTTACGCTGTAAGCGATCAATAGATTCTTCTGATTCTGCTATGGCTTCACGCAATGTAATAATCTTCTCAGCTTGAATCTCAATCTCTGGGATCTCAACTGTTTCTTTTTCTGCATGGTCAAAAATCCTTGTTGCTTCTGCACTTGTTGCTAATGGATACCAATCAATTTCAGATTCACGTTTATACTTTTGAATCTTCTCATTAAATTCAATGGCCGCTTGACGCACCATATTGACTTGATCTTCATTATACTCATATAGGAATATTCTTAACTGCGTTCCTTTATATAAGACGCAAAGTGCGCCCCATGATGCTTCCATAATGTCCATCTGGCCTTGTAATTGAATGACACCACGATAAACTGCTGGTGTATCTTCAACATCTTGGCCTGTAAGTTTGGCTTCAATGATACCTAAGCCACTGAGTTTAATAGAATCTTTATTCATAACATAAATACCCTTATCAATGTCTGTAAATATAATAGAATCATTACCATTAGCTGTGCCATCAAGACTGCATGCTAATGGAATGTCACGATGAAAGTATGCTTTATCGTGTTCTAAATCATACGATTCGAGTCCGAGCCTTGTTGCTGATTCAGCTAGAATTGTTTTCTCTAGCCTGTTGCCCCAGTCCATAGCTTCGTTGCTATTAAACTCTGGCTCTTTGCCATGTAATGAATCAATAGATACTTTTAATTCATCATTGGCTGTCCGATACTTGCTAAAACCAAGCACGGCCGGGAGTCTACTGCATGACAAAATGTCATTGGGTGTTAGTTTGCCTACCATAGATTGATATCCTTATTTAATTTATGAATGTTTTTCATTAAACGATACACACTTCCTTGACTCCACTTCTTACGCCTATAAGTTAGTATGCCTAATGCGTTAAGATCTTCTGCATACTTCTCAGCGTCAAAGGTTTGATTTCTACCCTTAACTATTTGTATAACATCTATCATGCCAAGTGAAAACTCTGCGGCCTTGCGCCTTGTTGCATCGCCGCCCGCTTGTGAAATTCTTTTAATGTCTTTAGGTGGCGCACCTAACTTGATGCCACGGGCTTTGGCTGCCTGTAATGCATTCTTGGTATTGATTGAGATTTGCCGACGTGTTTCCTCATTTAATACAGCTCTGATATGTAATTCAAAGATAGATGCTTGAGGGCTTTCGGCTACAACGATGCTATTGGGTGGTAATTCTTCCAATAGTTTTGACATCAATGCAACGGATCTTGTAAGACGGCATTGTTTGGCTACCAATAATTTACAACTGCGATCATTCTTTAGCATGTCTAGAGCTACAATTAAATTCACTCTATCATTTTGACTGCCAGATTCTATGTCGGTGAGTTCTGTAACGATCTCGTCGCCTTGTTGCTGGGCGTATGAAAAGCAAATTTGTTTTTGCGCTTCCAAGCCAAGCCCAGATTGGCCTTGTTTGTCTGTTGATACTCTGTAATATGCGATAAATTTCATTGATTATCTTATTCCTTTCATGGATATAAAAAAGACTAGGCATGATTTTACCATGCCCAGCGATAGCGATCAAGCTATTAAAATGGTATGGCTTCTGGATCGTGTGATGCTTCATAAGGTGAATAGCTGTCTTGCATATAACCTATCTGCGCAATAAGATCTTCCAGCGCATAAGCAATATCGCGTGGATCGCTTCCTTTGATCCATTTAACTAGCTGTTTATGATCCAAATACATTAAATCTTCGTATGTAAAAAAATCATAGTCATAATTATAACGTGGCGTTTTACTTTCTGGTTTGCGCTTCGTTGGCAGTTTAATCTTATGCCATTCTATTGACACCATGCGATCTCTTAATGCTTCCAGATATGTTATATCCAGCGTTTCTTTGCTGTTATGCTCATCTTTATAACCAATTGATATATTGCTACATTCACCAATAAGATGCGTATATTCTGCCGTATCCGTATAAATTCCATTAGGATCAATCTTATGATTCATATTAAGAAGATTTATAAAAGCATTACAAAAATCATCAGATGCGCACCGGCCACCAGATTGATGACTGATGACTGATACATTGTCGCGCCGATCAAATGCTATGGCATGGCTGAATGATTTAAGAAAATCTGGATATTCTTCTGCAATTCCAGACGATCCAATGCAACCTTTTTCTTCACCCCTATGAAATACATAAGTTCCGGCCACGTCATTGGCGATCATTTCCAGCAATAACCAGACACCAGCACCATTATCAGCACCAAGACAATCTGATGCTTCATCTACAAATGCCGTTCCAAAATCATCAACATAAACATTTTGTTTGGTGACTTCTGGACGTGTTCGGTGCATGGTGTCAATATGAGAAGACCATAAAATGTTATTCTTATCGCCTTTCTTTTCGATAACGTGCTTATATGCCAAGACTTCACCAGCTTTACTTTTTACCGGATCAAATCCTTTCATATATTTGGATATAAAGTATTTTTCACCTTTGGATTCGTGTTCGCGCCTTATCGTTAAAATATCAAGTAATCTATGATTCATTTTCTAATCCTTTCTGGATTGTTTCGTTAAGTAATTCAAAATTATCTTTATGGCACTTTGTGCCGTCTGGAAGTTCTGCCACGTCATCTTGATGCGCATAATCGTTGCCGTCATTATCTGCATGATCCAGCGCAACAGCATGGCCGTGATATATATAACCCATTGATGTAATGACTAGATCATCAATATGATAATATTCGCCATCATCTTCACAAGCATAAATATCATAGTCACTTAAATAATGCGTATCGTAATAATCATTCCCTATTTCAATAACATTTTCATTTAAAACATAATCATGTTCGCCATTTCTACTATACGCCCATGTATAAGTGTTTTCGCAGTCTTCGCACTCATCATTATCATTCAAATCATCACGATCAAATCCATTATCACAACATTGGCAAGAAGTATAATTATCTTCATCTTCATCATCTTGATCTTCCAGCCACGTTGTGCCGTCTGTATGATTCAATGATAATTCGCCGTCATCACTAACTTTAATATAATGTTCGCCGTCTATTGCTTTATAATCGCCGTATGGCTCATCACCATTTCCCCAATCAATATATGGTGACGCCCAGCAACCAGCATCATGCCACCATGTTTTTAATAAGACGCCCATGAGATCGCCACGCTTATATCCGTTTGATTCCAGATATGATTTTAAATACGTGCCTTCTGCTGATTGATCTGCCGGTGGATATGTTCTGATCCATTGAAGATTGTCTGGATCATCTTCGCGCACTATACAACGCGCCTTTATGATGTCACCAGATTGAAGATATGCAAGGCGCAACACTGATAAACTATGCGCATAAGATCTTATATATGGCTTCGCTTTCGTTTCTGTAGTCATGCAAGACTTAAATTCACAATCGGCATAAACTTTCTGCCACCCGTCTGGATCGTTGGATTCTATGAATTTAACAGCCCAGCCGGATCGTGCTTCTAGTCTGGCGTTATGCTTTTCCACCATGAGTTTGATCTGCGCTTCATTAAGGCCTAATTCATTTTGATACTTGGTAAGATATTTACCTAACTTTGTTTTTACGATCCTATTAAGGCGCAAATGTTCCAGCGTTGGATAGTAAGCAATTAATACCGGATCTTCTACTGATTCATGGATATTATGTAAGACTTGGATATTTTGATGCTTTGATAATAAAAAGCCCTTATCCACTTCTAAATAATCAGCGTATGGAATATGCAACCATTCGCCGTCTTGCCATTTACCCATAATATTAATTAATTGTGGCTCTAACTTCTTAATTAGATAATTATTGCAGTTATATTTAATCCAATTGATATATGAAACTTCTGCATCAATGTTATCTTTTTGGCCTTTTAACTTCGCGATAAATTCGCCAATGTTCCGGCCTATTACTCTATTTTGTTTTATTTCACTCTTATATCTACGTTTAACATGATGTATTGAATCACCGGCATGGATCTGGTCATACATAAAAGTATTAATATCTACTCTTTTCAAGCGATCTTCAAATATTAACTTGCTATAATTTAATAGTCTTGATTCCATATATATATATCCTTTCTGGATTTATTTAAAGAATGATACGATCAATCTGATAATCAGATAGATAGCAACGCCACAATAAAACAAAATGAACGCTTTAACATATTTCATAGGCCGTTGGCACTATATAAAAGCAAGGCCACCATTTCAACGATAAAAAGAATCGCGCCAATGATAAGCCAAGACGTTTCTGGTTTGTGCCATGATTCACGGGTTAATGGTTTGCGCTTATATGATGCTGGATCATAGGGATCATAAAACATATTTATATCCTTTCTGGATTTAAAATGCCGTTATTGGCTATCGGAATATAGCATGATAGCTATTAAAAAGATATATTATTTTGCTATAATGAGATATATGAATATATCAAAAAGTTATGTCATTCCAGAAGCCATTAAACTTAAAAAGATCCGGAATGAAGACCACCGGCATTTCGTTGTCATTCCAAGACGCGCTTTATTGAATAGAAGTATTACCGGTGAAAATTTAAGAGTTCTGGGAGTATTGGCTTCTTATTGTAATAAGTCTGGATATAGTTTTGTATCATTGAAGACCATAGCTGGAGATCTTAATTGCAGTATTCAAAACATTCATAAGCATTTAAAAAGACTAGAAAAGCATGGCATTATTGAATCGTTTAGCAATTACTTTCCACTATTAAAAGGCAATACTAGGCGCATTATCTACAATGAAAAGATCAAGCATGAAGACTTGAAGCATGATGATTTAACTAATGGTGACATTCTAACGATCCAGAAGCATAACACTATATTAAACAGCATTGAAGCGCATCATACTGAATCAGATAAGGTTAAACAATCAGATAATCATAGCATTGATCCTATACTAGCTATTTTTAAATATCTGAAGACTGATGCTGATCTTCTGGCCATTGAAAAGGCCTTGTCGTCTGGAATTGATCCTATTATGCTGGAAGCGCGTCTAGCTAGTGGCCTATCGGTGCATGATGCTGTTATTTCCATAGGCTAATTGTTCGTTTAGCTATCATAAAAGAATCATAATTAATTGAATGATGCCTTGAATCAAGCATGGCAGTAGTGAGATAGCCAGAAAGTGACCTTTTCCCCCCCACCCCCACCGCTTTTATGAGGGGTATGTCACACAATTTTTTGCTGGAAATTAAGGAATAACAACAAAGGACGTCTTTAAGATG